ATTTGCTTCATGCGTTTTCTGGCTATACAGAATCCAATCCACATACCCGCAAGCAATGTTACGCTAGTCATAAAAATAATAGCGATGACTAATATATTCAATACCAAACTCAATTGAGCAGGTAATGTTTTCATCCAAGTAAGTATAGTTTCCATTATGGTACATAAACTACAATTTCACCTGTAGTCGTATTATAATATAATTGGCTCAAGCCTGTTACATCGGAAACAGTTCTGATTGGTTTGACATATGCTCTACTTGCTCCATCTGTGTTTAGATTTGCGCCTGTAGCATTGATTACAATAGTATTAGCATGTGCGCTACTTCTTCCAGCAAACGCACCAACAGCAACACTATTTGCGCTAGGTGTAATATCATGTGCCAAATATCCTACTGCGACACGATTGGTAGACGATACCGCCGCACCTCTACCAGCATATGCTCCTACATCAACACAGTTGGCTGGATAACTAGAACTACCTGCGTCTCTGCCTATTCCTACACCTGAACTACCTGATTTAGATTGTACCCCAACACTTGTCCCAGAACTGCCTGAATACGCCGCATATCCTATTGATACCCCTGCCCCAGAAGGTGACGATGCGACATAGCCAATAGAAACACTATCTGTTGTTGCTGATGCGCCGACACCAATAGCCATAGCGCCGCTACTGGCCGCGGCGCTTGCCTTATTGTCATAAGGACTGGCGGAAGTCCAAATACTAATAAAACCTGTGTTTACTGATCTTTCAAAGGTAATGTTAGTTGAACCTACAGTAATTGCTGTTGTATTCGTACATACAAATGTGACACCTTGAAGATTAGTACCTGCTTGAGGTGTCACAGTAATTCCACCTCGCAAAGTATTACTGCCAGTATCAAAATCTGTTGCTCTTGTCCAAGAACCACTTGCTACAACATATATACCATTTTGTGTTTGGTTACTCTGTCTGCGAACTAAAACTCTATCACCTACTAGTACGCTTACACCATCAATTGTTTGTGTGCCAGACAATGTGATATTACCGTCCGTAGAAACACGAACAGGTTGTAACATAAAACTATCACCTTGAATTGTAGTAAATGACAAATTACCAGCACCATCTGTTTTTATTACTTGATTTGCTGTACCACCAGTAATTTTTACATTTGCTATATCATCTAAATTACTTTGACCAGTCACAGTAAGTGATGATAAACTACCTACGCTTGTAATGTTAGGTTGTGCTGCTGTTGTTACTGTACCTGCTGTAGTTGCCGATACTGCTGTGTTTGCCTGACCGTACAAGTTACCAACAAAATAATTTGCCGTAATACTATTTCCTGCTACAATATTGCCAACACTACTAATGTTGCTGCCCGATAAATCTAAATTATCACCTGACGGCAATTCTTCAATTGTATTTGTACTTGTATCTAAAGTTAGTGGTACTCTATTTGTCATAACTTATTCTCCTGTTTGATATATTGTAAAATAGCATTTTATGCTATCTGTGGTGCCAAACGCATTGATGCTAACATTATGTATTAGTTCAGTATTAGCCATACGAACATTAGCAATATTGTTAGTAACATCTAATATTTCAACAAAATTACCAACATCTATTCCGTCAATAATAACATTTTTTTCTAAAATAACATATTCCATAATAGCACCTAATTAGTATGATTTGCCTTTGCGTTGCTTATTGTTACCAAATTACTATTGTTTGTGATTGTTCTAGCGAAACCACTACTATCAGTAAATGTTGTGCTACCATCAGCACCATCACATATCATCAATAATTGTGTGTTAGCATCGCTACTAAATGGCGATGTAGCAACAGTATAACTAGCGCCGCTATATCTATTTGTATTGCTTACACGCAAGTTATCCATGTAACCGCGCCAATAGTTACCACCATACTTACCCATACGAAATGGCGTACCAGTGGCGACTACTCCATCACTCAAAATTTGACTATTAGCATATATACCAGCATTGTTCAATTGAACTTGCTGCCTTACTCCATCAATATATAATGAAATAGTAGTATTTGAACCAGTAGTCGTAGCAACCATACAAATATTATACCATGTGTTTAGTGACATAGCACCAGTATTTGTACTTACAAATCTTTGATTAGGTCCCCAAGCATAAAATTGTAATCTGCCATTATCTGCTGGACCAAAACTCCAATAGTTTGTACCGCTAGTATCATGGTTACCAGGTCCTGGATTTATACTGCCTGGCCATTGACTAGTTTGATAGATCCAATATTCAATAGTGAAACCAGTAGTTGCTTTCCAAGTGATAAGGTTAGTAGCACTAGTAACACTCAAATATCTATTAGCGTTTACTGTAGTGCTCCAAAAACTACTATTACCAAATCCTCCTGGTGTAGTAGTTATTGGTGGAAAAAATCCTTGACGAGATGCGAACATTACACATAGCCCTTTGTCAATGACGCATAATATGTTGAACCATCATAGAATACACACATAATATCTGTTGTGTTTGCGGTAGTAGATAATGTTTTGACATTGCCAGCAAATTTCATAGTGCTTGTTAGTGTTCTATTTCCTGTAGCATCTTGTGTCAATATGACGACCATGCTAGTGCCAGCAACAGCATTACCTATTGTTGAAAATGTAATGTTACCTGTCAATGTATAGTTGTAAATAGTTCCTGCTGCCGCGTTAGGCGTGATTGTACCACTAACGCTACCTCCAGCAATTACTGTTTCACCAAACTTTACAAGATTTGTATTTGTAATGTTTGCGTTGCCACTAACTACTAATGATGTCAATGTGCCAGTGCTTGTAATATTAGGTTGTGCGTTTGATGATACAGTTGCCGCTGTAACATTAGTCAATTGACTACCGTTACCAAAGTATACATTTGCTGTTATATTACCTGTGGCTGTTATTCCTACCACATTACTAATATTACTGCTTGCTAAATCTAAATTATCTGTTGCTGGCAATTCTTTTATTCTGTTTGTAGAACTGTCAACTATCAATGGAAATCTATCGCTCATAATTCATTCTCACTTTAGTTTACATATACTGTGACATTGCCAGTTCTAGTTTCTAATTGAAAACTATAATTGGTGATAGGTACTTGTACAGGTCCTGTTCTTGTACCAACTAATAAATCCTGTGCTAGGGCGTAATAACTCAAATTACCCGTGCCATCAGTTTGAATAACATCTAGGTTAGCACCACCAGTGATTTTTACTGTACTGATAGTTCCAAGAGAAATGTTACTTCCATTATAAGTTACTGTAGGAATGCCAGCAAACGAACCAGCATTATTATATTGTATTTCTGTAGTATTACCGCCTGGCGTGCCACCACCGCCACCGCCACTAATAGTAACAGTTACAGCATTCCCAGTATTTGTAGCAACAACACCACTGCCAACAAAATCTAAACTTGCTACTGTATTTGTTAGCAATACGCCTTCATCGTAGACAGCAATATTTGCTGATGTTCCAGCAGGGCCAGTGGCGCCTGTCAATCCAGTCGCACCTGTTGGACCAGTTAGTCCAGTCGCTCCATCAGTTCCATTAGTACCAGTTGGTCCTGTAGCACCTACATCACCTGTTGCTCCTTGTATACCAGTAGCACCTGTCAAACCAGTTGCGCCTGTATCACCTGTAACTCCGGTAGCACCAGTAAGTCCTGTCGCTCCCGTCAATCCAGTAGCGCCAGTATCGCCAGTAACACCAGTTGCTCCTGTTGGTCCTACAACACCTGTACTACCTGTAACACCTGTAGCACCTATAGGTCCTACATCGCCAGTAGCACCTTGAATACCTGTTGCTCCAACGGGCCCTGTACTACCTTCTGGCCCTGTACTGCCTGTCGCTCCAATTGGTCCAGTACTGCCTATTGGACCTGTACTACCCTCTGGACCAGTACTGCCAGTTGCCCCAATTGGGCCAGTACTGCCTATAGGTCCTGTGCTACCAGTAGGTCCTATGTCGCCAGTGGCTCCGATAGGTCCAGTGCTTCCTGTTTCTCCAGTAGCACCAGTGAGCCCAGTCGCACCTGTAGACCCTGTTAGACCTGTTGCTCCTGTTAGACCAGTGGCACCAGTAACACCACCTGTTAGTGCGAATATAACATCTTCATTGTTTGGAAAATTAGTTGTGCCTGTACCGTTACTTGAAAGATAAGTTATTGGTATGTCCCAATAAGCATTACCTAATCCAACATTATAATTGACAGCATTGGCACTAATGGTAAACTTTTGATAGTTGCTACTATTAGCGATAGTTTGTAATGTAATAACTTCTGTTGGTTGTAACAATGCCAAGAAAATATCAATATCAACATTATCTTTGTCAATATGACTTACAAATAAATTGCCGCTAGCAATCTGATTGCTATTGTTGTAAATGATATATGTATGTGCTGGTGGTGCTGTTTGTGTAGTAGCATCAATCTTATATTCAAATGCGCTTGTGCTATAACCTTGTGGACCTTGTACACCTGTAGCACCAGTAAGACCTGTGCTACCAGTTTCACCTGTAGCACCTGTGCTACCAATTGGACCAGTGCTTCCTGTAGCACCAATTGGTCCTGTTGATCCTATTGGACCAGTACTGCCAGTTTCACCTGTAGCACCTGTGCTACCTATTGGACCTGTACTGCCTATTGGTCCAGTACTGCCAGTAGGACCTATCTCACCAGTTGCTCCAATTGGTCCAGTACTGCCTATTGGACCTGTACTACCTGTGCTTCCTGTTTCTCCAGTTGCCCCAATTGGGCCAGTGCTTCCAGTTAGACCCGTAGCGCCTTGTGGTCCCGTACTTCCAGTGGCACCTTCAGGACCAGTACTACCAATTGGTCCCGTTGCGCCAGTACTGCCAGTCTCTCCAGTAGCACCTGTACTTCCTACTGGACCTGTGCTTCCTGTTGCGCCTTCAGGTCCAGTGCTGCCTGTGCTGCCTTGTGGTCCTGTTGCTCCTGTGCTCCCTACTGGACCAGTAGAACCAGTTGAACCAGTTAGACCAGTCGCACCTGTCGCACCTTGAGGACCTGTTGCGCCTTGTGGAACGATAGCACGATCTACTTGTACTTGTACTGTATCAGGCGGATCAATATTTACTTGTACTACGCCTGATCCAGTAACGCTTACTTGATTAGCCATTTTAGTTATATACTCCATCGCTTGCTACGAGGAACAGTAAGAATATACTTTCATCATATGCTGGTGTAGTACCACTTGCTGGGAAACTGATTTTGATTCTTCCAGTAAAACATGCTGGGTCAGTCGCATTTATGCCAAGATCGGGATCGCCTGGTAAACCTGAATATGTAACTTGTAAACTATCACGACCTATAGTAGCCCAAACTTCTTCGTCTATAACTAGTGTGAAACTACCTGTGCTGTTTACACGATTTGTGATTGATAAACTGATTGGAAGTGCTTCTATGCGATTCATAGTCATCGTACCACTTGCTGTACTCAATGCGAACACAGTGCCAGGAGTATAACTTGGTGCTGCCCCGCGAGTGTCGCTGATAGTAAAAGTAGTGCTAGTAATAACTTCTTTGACATAATATGTTGTGTTGATCGCTACGCCACCAAATACTGTTCCACGAAACTGTACGGGCATACCTACAAATAGTTCTGCTGTACTTTCACAAGTCAATATATTTGTACCTGTAGTTGTCGCTGTGATTGTAGTGATCTGACTTACTAATGGATAATCAGTGATCGTAAAATCATATCCACTGCGACTATCTCTAAAATTAGTGATTGCTCTACGAATGATTGAGGCGTCAATTGTTGCGCCTGTTAGATTGATTGGCGTAGTGCCTGTTTGCCAACCTGAAGGATAACTTGTGATGTTTGACCATACAAGATTCCAGAAATCTTTTTGACCATATACTAACTCTTGTGCTAGTACTTGCCCATCAAATCCACCGACTTGATTGAGTGTGTTTTGGCTAAATTTCGCCATATATTTTTCCTCTGCTTTCTCGCATCATAACGCACATTCGCTACCTCGCAACTGTGCGTGTCATCATATTATTTATGTAGAATAGCCATCAATATAACTGACATAACATCTTATATTTTCAAAACTTCCACCATATCTAGCAAAATCAATTGTATATTTTGTCCAAGTATTGATTGTTGCTGTTGTTTTCTTACTTGGAGACCATAATACTTCAGTCGTACCAGCACCTGGTACAATAACATTATCAATAACAGTATTTGCTGAAGCATGATTGACAAATATTACTATTGTACCACCTGTAGGTCCCGGTGCTACATCAAATATATTTGCTAATGTATCCCAAGTTATTTTAGCATTACAATTAGCATTTATTCCTACATCATATAAATTTGGATAAGCAAATCTTGCTTCTAAATCTAAATTACCACTAGTAACATATCCTTGTACTTTGTTATATGTCTGGTTTATAACTCTTATACCATATTGACCTAATGGTTGAACATTTATTGGACTATTATAATATAAAGTTCCACTAACGCTACTATTGGTACCTATAGTTACGGGACTACCTAAAATTGAATTACCATTTGGTCTAACTTGTAATTCATTGAAGCGTAATAAATCAATATTTGCTTGACCTAAATTACCACTCCAATTTGTATTAGCGCCTACAAAAAAATTAGTGCCGCTTGGATCATTCAAATTTATACTATCAATAACATTTAGAGTACTGACATTTGCGTTTGCTGTGACAAATATATTTCCTGTAGTGATATTATTAGCATTTGCTATATAGGCACTGGCTATTTGCCCGTATTGTGTAATCATGGAACTAGAAAAATTAGCAATACTACCGGTAAGATTACCAACATTAGTTATATTTTTATTATTAGCGTTTATGTTACCAGTCAGTGTGCCGCCAGCAATACCACCTGCGGGACCAGTCGCTCCTGTAGCACCAGTTGGTCCACCACTTGGGCCTGTAGCACCAACAGGACCAGTGCTACCAGTAGCACCATCTACGCCTGCAGGTCCTGTCGCACCAGTGCTACCATCAAGACCTATTGTACCAGCAGGGCCTGTCGCGCCGGTTGCGCCAGTTGGTCCACCTGAAGGTCCAGTAGCACCTACAGGACCTGTGCTACCAGTAGCGCCTTGTATGCCAGTAGCACCGCTCGCTCCTACGCCAGTAGCCCCTGTACTGCCTTGTTCACCAGTAGCGCCCTGTATGCCAGTACTTCCTGTTAGACCCGTAGCGCCTAATCCCGTAGAGCCTTGCGGTCCAGTAGCACCAGTCGCTCCAATTGGTCCTGTACTTCCTGTAGCACCACTAAATCCTGTGCTTCCTATCTCACCTGTTGCTCCAGTAGCACCTGTTGGACCACCTGCGGGTCCTGTTGCTCCTGTTGGGCCTGATATGCCTGTTGCTCCAGTCGCACCACGAACACCTTGATTAGGTACTATGTTGACTGCTACTGATGTTGGTATTGTTGTTGGCATTAGTTTATTCCTATGGGTTCGTTGTTAGTGCTATGTAATATGTGACACCGTTTAGCACGATTGGTATCTTATGTGTGATTACACTATTACCTGATACTGTTGCTGATTTAGATGATAACATGATATTAGCACTTTCATCTAATACCATAACATTGGCAACATTATTTGCTTGGAAAGTTATTTTTTGTATTTGACTTCCAACATTACTATATTCAACCATGTTGATTCTTTGATTGCTATAGTTTAGCCAAGTAGCATCTAATTTTGCGATGTAAGTTATACCACTACCAGGATCATATGACCAAGCATTAGACGCATTATCAATTTGTAAATAAACATTTCCTGTACCTGTTGTTAGTACTGGATATAATGTTGTAAAACTTGCTGCGTTAGTATTACCGATATTGAATGGACCATTGAAGTTACCACTGATACCATTAGCAAATATTTGATCTACAGCAAAAATGTCCCATCCATCACCATCTAAATTTTGTGTAAGTTGTCCACCAAATACGCCAGTAGCGCCAGTAGCGCCTACACCTGTAGCCCCTGTGGGACCTGTTAGTCCTGTTGCTCCAGTAAGACCTGTAGCGCCTGTCAAGCCAGTTGCCCCTGTTAGTCCTGTTGCCCCTGTTAGTCCTGTAGCACCTGTAAGTCCAGTTGTTCCAGTAAGTCCTGTAGCACCTGTTTCACCAGTTGCTCCTGTAGTTCCTACAAGTCCCTGTATACCTGTAGCGCCTGTTGCTCCGACACCAGTAGCGCCTGTTTCTCCTGTACTACCTTGTATGCCAGTTGAGCCAGTAGGACCTACAACACCTTGTGGTCCTGTTGGTCCAGTAGCGCCGATACCTGTAGCGCCAATTGGGCCTGTACTTCCAGTTGCTCCAATTGGTCCTGTGCTGCCTTGTGGTCCTGTTGCTCCAGTGCTACCATATGGACCTATCTGTCCTGTAGCACCCATTTGACCTATCTGTCCTGTAGCACCTTGAGGTCCAGTAGCACCAGTTGGTCCGCCACCAGGACCTGTTGCTCCTTGTGGACCAGTTGCGCCTGTAGCACCGCCAGGAGTACCTGGCATACCTGTTGCGCCAGTTGCGCCACGCACACCATTGTTTGGTGTTATGTTCAAACTAATCGGGGTTGGTATGTAAGTTGTCATTGTTTATATTCCTATTGATATCTTACGATCAATCCGATCGGTTCTCTGCTGATATCAGGTAATCCTGATAGTAAATCTGTTCTTGTAATTTCTAGTGTAGTGATCACTAACTGTGTAGGATTAGCCGCAATGCCAGGAGTAGTTTCTGGTGTAGTACCAGTTATATTATCAGGTATGTAAATATATCCTTCACCACTTGCTGCGTTTGTATATACAGCAACTAGATTTGGATTTTGACTTGGTTGTGGGCTAACTAGTTCTAAATTTGCTACATTGATATTTCCACTGCTTGGATTTATCAAATCACCATCACTATATGTGATATTTGCTGTGTACCATTTAGCACTCATGTTTAGAGTCCATAATGAAGGGTCGGTACAATCTACAGCAACATTAGAATTGTCAACAAAATAAAATGGCAATGTGTATGCTTCTTCTGTATAGATTTCCAAGCATACCATCTCGCTTCCTGCGATTGTTACTGTTTTTGCCCCTGATAATACTAAACTCATAATTATTGTTTCCTATCGTTGTATTTATTCGTCATTGTAAGTAAACAAGTGCT